CCCCACACGGGGATTGCAGAGAGGGCGGAGGTGACGCCGGCGGCCACGCCCGAGCTCGCGCCCGCCGCAGCACCAGCTCCTGCCGCAGCGCCCGCGCCTGTGGCGGCAGCAGTGCCGTAGGCTGCGTTCGTCGCGAGCAGGCCGCTGATGCCGGTACCGGCGGCGTTGGCCGCAAGGGAGCCCATCACGTTGGCGGCAGACATGGTGCCCATCGCACCACCGGCCAGCGCGCCGACGGTGCCCCCGCCGATCGTGTTGCCGATCATGGACGACACGCCCATGCCCATGGCGCTCCCCATGGCCCTCGTGCCGAGGTTGTTCACGAGGCTTCCGCCGGCGCTTGAGCCTCCGCCCAGGCCCAGGAAGCTCATGGCCCCGTCCACGATCGGGGAAATGAGCGGACGCAGGACCAGTGTCCTGAAAAGGCCGATCAGGTATTCCTTGACCGATCGTCCGCCTTGCATGAGCGCGTCGGTGAAGCTCTGGCCGACCTGGTCCCAGGTCCGATTCCATGCGGCCTCTTCGTCCGCGCGGAGCTTGTCGGCGGCCTGGCGGAGCTCCTGGCTGCCCATGGCCTGCACGATCTTCTCCCGGGCCTCGATCTCGGCCTGCAGCGCCATCACCACGTCCTCATTGCCCATGGCCGCTACCTGGCGTTCCTTGAGCCGGGCGATGGTGGTGAGTTCGATGGCGCGGGCCAGGCTGATCTGGTGCTGCTCGGCGTAGGCCGCCGCCTCGTTCTCGATCTGCAGCGAGTCCAGGCGCTTCTGGGCGGCCGCGGCGCTGTCCGCATAGACCTTGGTCATGGCGGCGTCGGCCTTGCGGGCCGCTTCGCTCAGGCGCTCCTGCTCCTTCCAGGCCTCGCCAGCCAGGCGGTTGCGCAGCTCGCCCACCTCGAGGTCGCGCTTGCGCTGCGCGGCGAGCTCCTTCTCGGCCTCGGTCTGCTTGCGAGTGCTGTTCGTGGAGCTCTCCATGTTGGCGCGCACCGCCGCCTGCATGTCGGCAATCTCTTTTTGGGTCTTGCCAGCCGCCTCGCCCTGTTTTTTGACTTCCTCGAGCGCTGCAGCCAGGCGCTGCTGCTTGTCACGGTTGCTCGCGGCGATCTTGTCCCAGGCCTGGCCTGCTTCGATCTTTCGAGTGGTGGCGGCGGCGCTCTCCGCCTGGGCAGAGGCGCTGCGCATCTCTAGGCGGATCTGTTCCTGCAGGAGGGCCTGCTCTTGGAGGAGCACTTCCATGCGCTTGCCCGGCCCTGCAGCAATCACGTCCTCACTGCGGGCTTTCGAGCGCCACTGTTCGATCTTTGCGCGCTGGGCATTTACCGCTTCGGTGGCGGCGTCGAGCTTGTCGCTTGTGGTCTCCGCGCGCCCGATGTCGAGCACCTTGTCCCACGCCCAGCTGGCAGCGTTGCCCATGCCGCGCCAGGCCTTCTCGAGGAATCCCAGGTTCTCGCCGACGCCTTCCAGGTGTTTGCGGAAGGCGTCGCCTGCCGTGATCATGGCCTCTTGCGTGCGCCCGGCATCCTCGAGCGCCTTGATGTAGTTGTACTGGTCGATCGTGAGGAAGTGATATTTCTCGTTGTGCAAGGCGGCCCACTTGGCCACTCCATCGCTCATCTTCGAGAAGTCGCCTGTGACGCTATCGCGGCTGCGTCCACTGGTCTGGCTGAAGAGCTCGATCGCGCCGGCCACGCTCTCCGTGGCGGTGCGGCCGAACTTCCCGGTGGCCACCAGGGCCTCGGTGATCTGCCTGGCGCTGCCCACCGCGCTGTCGGTGTCGCGAGCGATGCGTCGCGCCATGGCATTGATGTCGCCCGCCAGGATGCCCGCGGCGTTGCCGGTGAGGCGCATCAGATTCGCCTGGCGCTCCTGCTCCTGTGCGGCCTTCTGCGTCACGAACACGTAGCCCAGCACGGCGGCCGCGGCCGTTCCGAAGATGGCGCCGAGCGCGCCCACCGCCGAGCCGGCCCGGCCGACTTGGGTAGCCATGCCGGCCATTTCCTGGCCGGCACGTGTGTAGTCGCCCGAGGCCGCAGCCTTGCCGATCGAGACCACCTGCTCGGCGGTCTTCTCGGCCTGGGTCTCCAGGCGCTTGGTCGCGGCCGTCATCCCGTCGGTGGACCGGGCGGCCTGGGCCATCTCGGCGCGCGTGTCGCGCCCGGCGTCGCGCAGATCGTTGCGGTACTTCTTCAAGTCCGCCGCGATCCGAATGACCAGCTCAGTGCCTTTCCACGCCATTTCAGCCTTTCAACGCGATTTCTCTTCGCGCCGCCTGGCATCGACTTCCAGGACCTCGCGCTCGATCACCAGCAACGCCTTGAGCTGCTCGGCCCAGGCCTTGCCCCGTACTCCGACGGCACGGGCCACCACCTCCACACCGGCCAGGTTCAAACTGCCCCTGGCACCCTCGAATCCCGCATAGAGCCATTGGGTCGAGACCCGGAGGAAGAACACCCAGTGCTGCCAGTTGTCCTCCCACACCTCGAAATCGTCCGGGCTGCCTCGCTGCTTTTCGCGCAGCTGCTCGGCCAGCTCCAGGCTCTCGGGGGTCGCGTTCCACTGGCGCATCATTTCCAGCACCTTGTCGTCGACCTGCGTGGGCCTGGGTGGGGGACGGTCGCCCACCCAGTGCCGTGCTGCCTCGCGCAGGTTTAGTTCTTTCCCCCGTAGGCGTGCTCGTAGAAGGCCAGGGCAGTGAACTTCGGCGTGGGCTGGATCTGCAGCAGCGCCTCGAGGTTCTCGGCCGTGAAGGGCACGGCCTGGCCGGTGTCCGCGTCGACCAGGTCCCAGTCCACGATGCGATCACGGACCAGCTCCGCGTCGCTCATTCGCTGTTCGGCGAGCGCCTTGAGCTCCTCAGTGCTGGTGCGCTTGAAGACCGCGCTGAACGTGTTCTTGTCGTGCCCACCCTTCTCATTGGGAACGGGCACGGTCACCTTCACGGTGAATGTCGGTTTGTGAGTCAGCTTGAAGGCCATGAGCTTGGATCTCCGATTACTTGAAGGTGAGGACGAGCTCGTCGTTGCCCAGGTTCGGGTTCACGTCGAGCTGCAGGTTGAGCATGGCCACGCCCTGGCTGTCCGTGATCGACGGTTCGCTGGCCACGGTTGTGGTGGGCATGTCGATCTGGACGATGTTCCCGGCCGTGACACCGTGCACGACCGACAGGGCACCGGTGTCGCCAAGGCGGACGGCTTCACCCCAGTTTTTCGCGGCGGCGGTGGGCAGTTCGATGACCGCATTCGCGGTGGGCTTGCGATCCGAGCGGCGCGCGCCGCTGCAGTTGATGAGCTCGCGCCAGTTGTTCTCGTTGTTCAAGGCCCAGCCGAACTGCTCCACGCAGGGCGTCGTGCTGTGCAGCGTGAAAGTGGGGGTGTTCGTCTTGCCCACCACCAGCGGCTTCAGGAAGGCGGTGAAGTCGGCGCCGACGGGCATGGCCACGTCGGTGTAGGGGTAGTAGATGCCGATGAACGTGAACTTGAGAACGGGGATGCCCTTGGGGTTCATCTCGCAGCTGGCGTCGCCGATGGCGTCGGTGAGGCGGAACTGCAGGCCGTCCAGATTGCAGATCATCGACAGGTACGTCTGACCCGACGTCACCGGGTCGTAGCGCGCGTGAGTGGCCGCCAGGATCGTTTCCGCGAACCCGCAGGCCAGGAGCAGCGGGGCATAGGCCGGCGCGGTTCCTGCCGTCCCAGATCCAGCCAGTTCCACCTCGAACTCGATCGCGCCGTGCTCGCCGGCAACCAGCTTCGGGGAGTTGCCCATGTACGGGCGGATCAGCGCGCGATCGACGAACTCCGCCTTGATGGGCGAGGGCATCGCACTGCGGACCAGCATGGCGTCGTCTGCCGGGGCCGGCGTGGCTGGCGTGCCTTTGGCCATTTGGGTCTTCGCCATCACCAGCATGTTGCGCATGAGTTTCATGGTGTCTTTCCTTCAGGTTGCGAGGTGATGGCCTTCAGGCCTCGGGAGGTTGCTCGGTTGCAGGCGCGTCGGCGGGCCGGCGAATGCCCGTGATGGGGTCGCGCACGTAGCGCCCCGCGAGGCCGGTGAATTCATCGGGGGGCCATCCGCCTGGTGGCTCGACCGCGTGCGCCGGCGCCTGGCTGCTTGAAGAGGGCGCCGCTGCGCCTTTGGCTGTTTGCTTTTTCATGGTGCTCCTGCGTCTAGATCCGCACGTCAAGGGACAGGGACACCCAGCCGTAGGGGTGCTCCAGTTGCTGGCTCTGGCGGAAGTCCAGCGGAAGGACCGAGTTCAGCCCCGGGTTGTTGGGGTAGGTGGTCCAGTCGAGCAGCTCCTGCAGCAGCTTGAGCTCGGCCCGCTCGATATCGACCGGCTTCGAGTCTTCTTCCACGCGCAGGAACCCCACCAACACGACGCCCATGCGCCCCAGCTGGCCCTCGCGGCCCAGGTAGTTCGCGAAGCTGCCGCCGCCGTTGCCGACGATGCACACCAGGCCGTCGAGCAGCTTCTGGTTTTCCACGGCGGCCGGATCGGCGAGGCCGCGCTCCACGTGCCGATCCTTCAGGAAGGCGAACAGGCTGGCCTCGATCGCGTCGAGTGCGCCATTCGGATCGCTCATGTGGCACCTCCAGTGCGGGCAGCATTCGCTTCGCGCACCAGGCGCTCGACGAACTCGGCCATGCGTTGGGGAAAGGTGCGTTCCAGGACCAGCGCGACGGGTTCCACGAACGGCTGGGCGCGCAGGCCCTTGCGCCTGACGTGCCAAGAAAGGCCCATATACCGGTCGCGCAGCTCGAGTTCCCGCGCGGTGAAGCGTCCGGTGCCCTTGCGCACGCGGGACAGGCCAGCGAAGGCCTTGCTCGCCAGCCAGTCGACGATGGACTTTGCGGCGGGATCGAAGTAGCGTGGTAGGCCTTTCCCTGGGCGCTGGCCCTTCTCGCGATAGATGCCATGCTCGACGCCTGGTCGGATCGTCCAGGCCATTGGGCCATCGGGCGTCGGCACGATGGAGTTCGTGAGCTCGCTCCGGAACTTGGGCGCGAGCTCGCGCATGCGCCGGGAGACCTCGCGCGAAATCCGCGCGAGCTCGTCCGCGACCTGGCGTTCCAGGTCCTCGCCATGGAGATCCAGCGCCGCAGAAACTTCGTGCGCGTTGTGCGTGAGCATCAGCCTGCCGCTTTCCTCGTGTTCACATTCCGGGCCTTTCCGCCACGTCGAAACCGCCCACCTGGGCGGCCTGGTCAGGGCGTGATCGTGTCGGGTCGGTTGAGGCAAAAAAAGGGGGCAAATCGGCCCCTGGCGCGAGTGCGTTTGCCCAGCTCTCAGTTGAGCTTGCAGGGCAGGAGCACCGCGATCACGTGCGCCAGGCCATCGTCGTCCACAGCCCGCGCGCGCAGCTTGTACAGGCAGCCGTCGACACGGCCGGTGACGCGCTGCAGCACCTGGCGGCCGATCGCCTGCGGCGG